ACATAACCAATAACGTGTACGCTATGAAAGCTGTAGAGATTGCCCGCGTCTTATTCGAAAATGATAAAATTAACAATTTAAATGGGGAAACTAGAGCCGTTAATGAATTCATAAAGGGGCTTTCCCCGAGAGACTTATACGCAGACCCTAACGACGTACCACAAAGTGAATACAAGAACCCCAGAACGCAAGCAGCGGCTATCGCGAGGGTAAATAAATACGTATTAGAGGCCATAGATAAAAATAGAATTTTGCCTAAACAAAAAAAAGAATTAGAATCTTTAATCAGATATCTAAGTACTTTTAGATTCGCGCATCAAATCAACACCTACTCTTCTGAAGTAGATCGAACTCTTTTCGAAAGCAGCTTTGTGCGTTACACTCATGATAAGTCAGACCTAACTCAAGAAGAAGTGGATCAATATATAGTCCTGTCAATAGAGGTCGTAATCTCATCCAACATTCAAGAAACGATCCGAATCATACAGAGACAAATCGATCAAGAAATTGAAGTAGGCGGAAAAATTCCCATGGCATTGATTGAAGCAAACAACACAGCAAGAACAGAATACAATCAGTGCGTCACTCGCCAACAGAAATTGCTGAGCGACCTAAAAGAGAAAAGAAGTTCTAGGTTGAGTAAGCAAATTAAAGCAAGCGCAAGTATCCTTAATTTAGTAGAAATGTGGAAAGATGAAGAATCTAGACAGAAAATGCTAGAGCTCGCCGAGCGAAAAAAACAATCCCTTAAAGAAGAGGTGGGTCGACTAGAAACCATAGATGAAATGAAAGCTAAGATCTTAGGGATCAATGAAGACGAGGTGCTGAATGGCTAAATGTAAAATATGTGATAAAGAGTTCGACTCAGACAGGCAGCTTCACTCGCACTTAAAAGCGCATGACCTGCGTATGGTTGAGTATTATCAAAAACATTACCCCCGATATGATCCCCACACCGGTGACATAATCAAATTCAAAAACAAAAAACAATATTTTTCTTCTGATTTTAATTCTAGAACTAATCTAAGAATGTGGTTAAAAGCTCAACCAGAGCAGAGCGCTAAAGACTACTGCACCCAGTTAATAGAAAAAAGAAAGAAAGAAAAAGACTTAGTATACACGCCTTCTCAAGTAGAATTAAGATCTATACTATGCCCGCCCATACAATATTTTAATGAACTATTTGGAGATTATTACCGATTTTGTGCCGATCTTGGTTTAAAAAATAAATACGGACAATTTAATGATATAATCAGCGGTGACGAATGGAATAAGCCAGAATACAAGATATTTATAGATACGCGTGAGCAAAAACCACTTCGGTTTTCCAGAGGCGTTGAGGTCCGTAAATTAGACTATGGGGATTACGCTTTTAATAGCAAGCAGGCTACTTGCAATTGTTATATAGAACGCAAGGGTCTCTCTGACTTTATCGGCACGATAAGCGGGGGGTATGAAAGATTCGTTAAGGAAATCGAAAGAGCTCAAGAAAACGAAGCTAATCTAATTGTTCTTGTGGAATCTAAATTTAATAATGCTTTATATTTCAACGAGCAAAGAAAATCTTACAATAAAGAAAAAGTATTTAAAAATGTAAAAGCTACCCCAGAATTTATATTTAATCGAGTAAGAAAATTAGCCCAAAAATATCCGCATGTCCAATTTTTATTTGTTAACGGTCGGAAAGAGGCGTCGAGAGTTATTGAAAGAATCTTCACGTGCGGATGCGCGTATAAAAAAATAGACCTACAGCTAGCTTATGATTTAAAAATATTATGACGAATAGACTCTAATATATGTGGTACGCGCCAGAAAAATACGAACGACCGATTACAAACATTAACGCAGAGTTAATGAAAATTAAAGGTAGCCTTGACGATAGAGAAGCAAAGATAACTTTAGCTAAATTTTTACGCGCAAATCTAGGATTGACCACGGAATTGATTGCGGGAATAAAGCTGGCCCCATATCAAGAGATGACCCTTAAGGGATTATTTAACAGGAACTTTAGTATGTGTGTGTGGGGTCGTGGGTGCGGTAAATCTTTTATTGCCGCAGTTTATTGCTTCTTGCAGTGTATATTCGAACCGAATACTAAAATCTTAATTGCTGGTCCTACTTTCAGAACCGCTCGCTTCATATTTGAAAATTTAGAAAAATTTGTTAATTCGAAAGGCGCAGAGCTATTAGCTCAAACGTTCGGAGCGAAATCGAAACGAAACGATCAATTTCGGTGGGACATAAACGGCGGGTCAATTACAGCGATTCCCTTATCTGGAGAAAAAATTCGTGGTTTCCGCGCGAATGTTCTTGTGTTGGACGAGTTCCTACTTTTACCAGAAGACATAATTAAAACCGTTCTCATGCCATTCTTAGTCGCCCCGCAGAACATGAAAGAGCGTTTAGAAATTAGAGAAACAGAAGACAAGCTTATCGAACTAGGTAAAATGGAAGAGAGCCAAAGAATGGTATTTGAAAATAATTCCAAAATGATTGCACTTTCTTCAGCTAGTTATACGTTTGAAAATTTATACAGAACATTTAAAGAGTGGGTAGATCATATTTACTCTAAAGAGAAGGGCGACGCAACTTACTTCATTTCTCAAATAGGGTACGAAGCGTTGCCAGATTACATGATTGATCATACGATTATTGAGGAAGCTCAAAATGGCGGTCAGAGCCATTCAAGTTTCCAGCGTGAATATTGCGCTCAGTTTACCGACGGTTCTGATAGCTACTTTAGCGCGAAAAAAATGTACAAATGCACCATACCCGACGGGCAATCCCCGACAACCCTAATTAAAGGAAAGCCTGACAGTAAATATATAGTCGCTATCGATCCCAGTTTCAGTAACAGCCCCGCTTCTGATTATTTTGCTATGTCTGTTCTTGAGCTAGATGACGAAACACAGCAGGGTACGTTAGTGCATGGCTACGCCGTAGCAGGGGGAAACTTAAGAGACCATATCCAGTATATGCATTACGTAATGAGTAATTTTAATATCGAGATGATATGTATAGATAATGCTGGCTTCCAATTTATTGATAGCTGTAATGAAAATTCTTTATTCATAAGAGATAAAATAAAAATGTCTTTTGTCGATTTCGAGTCCGCTAAAGATGGAAAAGATTATGCAAAAGAGTTAATAAAACTGAGAAGAGGGTACAATAAAGACTCTGGCGCAATTGTATTTAAGCAAATATTTTCTACAGAATTTATTAGAAAAGCAAACGAGCATTTACAGGCGTGCATTGATCATAAAAAAATATGGTTTGCCTCAAAGACTAGCGCTCATTCTGCAGCATTTATGTCGCAAACAAGTGAGAAAATTACGTTAACACACACGGGCGAGAGTAGCTTGGGGGATTTTATAGACACTCAGGACAGCTTAATACACCAAACGAAAAAACAATGCGCCCTTGTGGAGGTTAAAAGCACTGCGAAAGGTACTCAAACTTTCGACTTACCGTTGCACCTTAAAAGAAGCTCATCTGCGTCAAGGGCTAGAAAAGATAACTATACGACTTTGATGTTAGTTAATTGGGCTCAAAAAAGCTATTACGACATGAAATCTATCCCAAACGACATGGGCGTGACTTTTGTGCCTAGAATGATACATTAAAGTGTAATTAATTAAAATTCGTAGGTAGGTTAAAAGGTATGGCGGACAACAAGATTAAAGTAAAGCAGCTGGACAAAGAGGGGCTTTCTGGGTACATAGGAGAGGTGTACGCTGGAACCCTCTCGGGGAAATCTACGCACCTTAACCCATCGGAAAGCGGCGTATACGATTTAGGGCAAGCGAGCTTGGCTTGGAAAACTGTTTATACTGATTCTATTTCTGTTTCCGGATCAAATGAAATTGTAGATAGATTATACGCCGCTACGGGAAATTTATTACCTATTAAAAGCGGGTACGATTTAGGATCGATAGATAGATCATGGGAAAATCTGTACCTAGACGAAGGGCATAAGATAGGCATACAGGATGGGGTGTTTTCAATTACTGCCCCGGGTAGTTCTACTTCAGTTAAAATGGCGCAGGGCCCCATAGGAAATAGGGGCGGTTTCGGAGGGGATAGTTCTCTTTATTATTACGATCATCAGACTGGGTCATCTCAAACTTATCCAGCTACAGGATATTTTACATTTGATTCTACGGGCGACTTTAATCAAGCAAATAACTTATATGTACATGATTATGGTTATTATTCTCAAACTGGAGCATTTACCCTAGTCGATAATACCCCTTGGATAACTGATTTAGCTAATTCGTCAAGCGACGTTAGGGGCACGCTTCGCTTATTCAAAAATGATAATCCATCTAAATTTTCTTCATATCACGTTACCGGTGTTTTGTCTAACGGAGATGGCTATTTTACTGTTCCCTTGTCTTACGTTAGCTCAAGCGAGTCAAATAATTTAATTACCGGTGCATTCGCAGAAAACGATAAAGTTGTGCTATCTTTCTCAGCTAGGGGGGATAAGGGGCAGGTAGGGCCTCAAGGGCCCTCAGACGGCCCTCAAGGAGCTCAGGGCCAAGGCGGTCCTCAGGGACCGCAAGGACCGCAAGGTCTCATAGGGCCCGCTGGAGGCCCTCAGGGGCCCCAAGGAACGAGCATTGGCTGGAGCGGTACTTGGAATAGTCTGATATCTTATAATGACCAAGACGCCGTGTTTCACGGAAGCTCTTCTTTCATATCTTCATTTGGGAACCAGCACCAAGGCCAAATCCCAAGAGGCACACAAGATGATCAATATTGGGATATTTTAGCTAGCGGCGTGACAGGGCCCCAAGGACCTCAGGGTCCAGAGGGAGGCCCTCCGGGGTCAACAGGACCGCAGGGTGGTCAAGGACCACAGGGAGCACAGGGATTAGTAGGGGCCTTGGGGATAATCTCAGGCAGCACAAGCTTGGTCACGAAAACAATTCAACAAAATGATTTTTGGATTGGGGAGAACGCTTTTGGAGTAATTGATGCTCTTAGATACAACGGAACTGAATATACAAAATCTAGAGCTAACTCTCAAGAGAATGCGGAAGTCGTAGGCTTGGTGCAATCTTTAGATACGGGCAACAATTCATTTACTGTAGTTACTGAAGGGTTTATTAGTTGGCCAACGGGCTTAATGAAGACGAGCCCCTTTGCTTCGCACACGACAGACGCTCAGTTTTCACCGGGAAAAATTTATTGGTTAGACGACTCCGTAGCCGGCTTACTAACCACGGGCGAACCTAATACAGTCGGATCAGTCTCTAAGCCTTTATTTTGTGCGACGAGTACAACTGGGGGTTTTGTTCAGAATTATCGTGGGCAAGTAGTGGAGTCAGGAATAGGCCCTAACTTTATAATCCCGGGAATCGGAGACGTAACGCGTAACGGTCAACAGACCCTTACCAGTAAGAAATTATCTTTACAAACTTCTTTCGGGGTAAAGGCTTTGAATTGGAATAACGGGCAAGTTTCAATAGATTTCGACGGAGAACCATTTCAAACCCTCGATGTATTAGGTAGCACAATTATAAAAACAATTAACGGGGGGACTGGTAAAACAGTCACATTAAAAATAAAAAATACCACCGTCATAGATTACGCATTAATCTTTGGGGAGACTAGCGATAAACCTATATTCGTTGGATCACTAGCGCCCACGGAATTAAAAGCAGGCAAAAATGCTTTAGTCAGTTTCACCTCGTTCGGAGCAAACCAAAGCGACACAATCATAGCATTCGGAGATGAAAAATAATGTTAGGCGGGCTTAACACAGCGATGCTAGCTAGCACAGGGGTCTTCGTTGAAGATGTCGCGAGTTGGAAATCTAACATAGAAAGCGATGGGGGCGAAGTAAGCCAAAAAACTTTAGAGGCATTAAATGAATTTATAATAACCTTAAGGGTAAACAATATTAGAAATAAAATTAAAAGATGTAATTTGTTTTGTGGTTCTAATTTAAGAGCTTCTTTGCATCCGATTATTGTAGGAGATAGTGATAGATCGATAGGCTATTTAAAAGATAAAAATTTTGGTTTTGCTGAATATGATTATTCAGAGACGGGCGGTTTATCTGCGGCAGGCGCGACGGCTCTTGGGGGGGCGGGCTCAAAATATCTTGAAACGGACGTGTTTCTTAGTTCGGTCGATATGAGTAGCAGTTATGGACATTTATCATTTATGTCTACTTCTGCGGATGTAAGTCTGTCTTCTGTCGGCGGGTATATGATGCCCTTATGCGGAGGAGATTATTCTACTGTGAATGATTTAAGTTCTTATATTGAATTTAACTCAGATCAGATATTAAAAGCAGGCAGCCCAAGTTCATTCGCACCGGGTTCGTCGAACGGATACGTAAGAAAAGAAAATGTAAATAGTGTCGGGGGATTTTGGTTAGCAAATAGAACCTCGAACATAAATCAAAAATTATATAAAGACGCCGTAGAGTATGACGACTCTGACGCGACGTCAAATCAATCTGCATACCCGATAGGTGGATATAAATTCAGAATATTTGGAGCTTACTCTGGAGGACAAGTAACCCAGACAAGCATATACAAGCTCTTATTCTATAGTATGGGTGCAGAATTAACCGAAACAGAAATAACAGTCCTAAACAGAGCTTTAACAAATTTTAATAGTTCTTTAGGGAGAATTTAATATAATAATTAAGCATGCCTAATAGTTCATTCACAACGTTTCTTGGAGATACCGGCCCAAAAGGTGCGCCCGGTGGAAACATAACTATCTACTCATATAATCATGAGACGGGCGCCTCCACGGACCCCAACATAGGACGTTTTTCGTTTTTCGAAAGCGGCTTAGCTAACGTCTCTAACGTCTATGTCCATAGAACTGGTCTAGGGTCCGTTAATCATGAAGCATGGATTTCTGGTCTCGATGACTCCTCGTCTTCCGTAAAAGGTTCTCTTAGATTTTATGATTCTGGAAATGCGCTAGATTTTGCTTTGTTCGATATAACGGGAAGCGTAGTAGGCCACACAGGAGTAACTAACGCAACGAGCGAATACTACTCTATTCCTTCTCAATTTGTATACTCCAGCTCCCCCCAAACAAACCATGCTGCTTCTGGAGTCTTTCTTGATAACGACTCAGTCGTTGTTTCTTTTTCTAGAGCTGGAGATTTAGGCTCTATAGGTCCTCAGGGTGCTCAGGGGACGACGGGGCCTCAGGGCGCTTCTTACGGCCCTCAGGGCCCGCAGGGGCCCCAAGGAATTGTCGGTCCAAGTGGAGCCACGGGCATAACAGGGCCTCAGGGCACACAGGGCTTAGTCGGGGCACTTGGGCCTCAGGGGATTGTTGGTCCAAGTGGAGCCACGGGTATAACTGGCCCTCTGGGACCCCAAGGCATTCAGGGACCGCAGGGAGTCACGGGCATAGTCGGGCCTTCTGGCGCAACTGGCGTAGGATTAATTGGTCCTCAGGGGCCTCAGGGTGATCAGGGGCCTCAGGGCCCAGCTAGTGGGCCTCAGGGGCCAGCGGGTATAATTAGCGGCGGAGGATTCTTGGCGTACAAATCCGCCGATCAGACGATACCTACTAACGTAAAAACCACTATTCAATTTGAAACAGAAAGTTTTGATTCAAAAAATGATTATGACGTAAGCACTTATTCATTTAGCCCAGATATATCGGGAACTTACTTAGTTCATTCTCAGGTTACGACAGATAGTACTTCTTATTATGACTATAATTACAACCCAACTATTTCTCTCGAAAGGACCCGAGGGGCAACCACAACAATTCTTACCCAAGATTATCTTCGGGACTTAGACGGGGGTTACACCACTACTGACAGAATTTCAACTATCTCTACTTTTGCTGATCTATACTCTGGGGATATTCTAAAGGTAGATATTAACCCAAGCGACTCAAGTAGTCTTTATGTAAAGGGCGGCTTTTCTAAATCTTATTTCGGCGCTCATATATTAGGTGGCCCCCCGGGGCCAATAGGGCTTATAGGCCCTCAGGGTGTTACGGGAATATCAGGAGCCATAGGAGCACAGGGAGACGCGGGGCCTCAGGGGCCTCAGGGCCCATCAGGATTATCTGGCTTAGCATTTGTTGGGAGCGATGGCACGCAAGGACCTCAAGGACCTCAAGGGTTATTGGGACCAACGGGGTTAACTGGGCCCTCAGGCTCGGACTTCGTGGGGAGCACGGGCCCGCAAGGACCCCAAGGACTTCAGGGCGTAGTGGGGTACACAACGGGCGCTGGATTTTTTGCTTATCGTAGCGGGCAGGTAGATTACTCCATTAGCGGAGCGACAAATATAATTTTACAAGATTACAGTGTCGATAATTACGTTGGTACAGATTACACCGCCGGGTTTGATACTCAAAATGATTGGTCTGCCGGTTATTTAGATAGCGGGCTTTGGAAACCGAGTGTTCCGGGTAAGTATTTAATTAAAGCGAGCACAAGAGTTAACAACTATATTGAT